TAACTGAAAAAGCTACAAACGACTGCTATGGGTGTGTATTTAAAAAAGGCATTCATTGTTCTGCTGGCATGTGGTTCGCAAATGACTGTAAAGAAAAAGGAATAATTTATAAATTGAAACAGTAATAATATGAAAAAAAGAATAGTATTAGAATTACAAGAAGTAGAAACAACGAAATGTGAGGGTTGTTTTTTCGATAAAAAAATTCAATGCGAAAATGTAGTAGAGTGCGATTTTTAAAAGATTTGGGTTGAAGTTACTGAAAATGAAAATAAACTAAAATAATTGCACAATGAAAAAAATTATATTATATTTGCTTAATTTTACAAAACTTTAAATGCAATATAAATTTTAACTAAAATGGCAGCACCAAAGGGAAATCAATTTTGGAAACTACGAACAAAGCATGGGCGTAACAAATTATTTTCAAGTCCTGAAATACTTTGGGAGGCTGCATGTGAATACTTTCAATATGTAATTGATAATCCTATTGAAGTAGAGGAAACAAAAATAAAACCTAATGGCGTAGAGGTAACAGTTAATAAATTAAAACGACCTTTTACATGGGAGGGGCTTGAATTATACTTAGATATTGAGAGCCTAAGAAGCTATAAAACAGACAAAAACTATAAAGATTTTTCGCAAGTCATAACACGTATAGAGAAAATAATATACTCTAATAAGTTCGAGGGGGCGAGTGCTGGTATTTTTAATGCTAACATAATAGCACGTGATTTAGGACTTAAAGACCAAACAGAAAACAAAAACACACATGAAATTAAAGGGCTAATAACTACGAACCCGTTAAATGAAAGCGACTAAATCACTAAATAAAATATGTGCTTTAAAAAAAAGGATTAGAGTTATACAAGGTGGGCAGGGTGCAGGTAAGACTTGGGCAATACTTATAATTCTAATAGACTTCGCGTTTACTAATCCAAACAAAGAAATATTCATTTGCTCCGATGAGTTGAGCAAAATGCGAATAACAATAATCAAAGACTTTTTAAAAATTATGCGGTTATTCGAGCGGTTCGATAGGTCGCAATGGGTTGACGGTACTTTATATCGTTTTGAAAATGGCTCATTTATTAAGTTTATTGGACTTGACAAAGCCGATATAGGAAAAGGTTTACGCTCTGATGTGTTGTTCATAAATGAAGCAAATAAAACAAACTTTGAAACATATAGGGAAATAACCTCACGTGCTAAACATGTATATCTTGACTTCAACCCGAATAATGAGTTTTGGGTACATGAAGAAGTTGTAAACCGTAGCGATTGCGATTTTATAAAACTAACATACAAAGACAATGAATATTTATCTATCGAGGAAAAAACAGAAATAGAACTATACTACAAAAAAGGATATGATGCAAACGGTAATATAGTAAATGACTATTGGGCGAATATGTGGCAAGTTTACGGGCTTGGGAATATCGGACGTTTACAAGGCTCTATATATCAAAATTGGACGGTCGGCGAGTTTGCGAATTTACCACATGCCTACGGGTTAGACTTCGGCGTAAAAGACCCCGATGCACTTGTTAAATGTGCAATCGACCGGGTAAATATGAAAATATACCTACATGAAGAAATATATCAGAACGGGCAAAGTACAAAGGAACTTTACGAAGTAATTAAATCACGAATAACTAATAACGGGTTAATAGTCGCTGATAGTTCCGGTGCAAGGCATATACTCGATTTAAAAACATACGGGTTAAATATTGAAAGTGTGCGTAAACTTCGAGTATTAGAGTATATAAAGTTATTAATGAATTATCAATTAGTAGTAACTGAAACCTCAACTAATCTAATCAAAGAGTTGAATAATTGGCGGTGGATAGATAAAAAAGGGCAGGTTCCGCTTGACGGTAGTAATCACTTAATAGATGCAACTCACTACATAGTAGGTAAGTTATTGAACAATTCGCAACGTTCAAACATGCGTGTACTTTCATAATGTAAGCAAAATAAATACATTTACTTACAAATCGAAACTAAAATATGTATATTTACTTACAAATTATAAGTTTTAAAATTTAAAGTAATAAATTTTTATTATTTATTTGATTTTTGTTATAAATTGTAAGTATATTTGTATAATTTATTAAAATATGTTAGAATTAAAAAACATAACTGTAAAAGAGTTCATTGAGTTAGAGATAAAAGAGCCGTATTTGTTTGCAATGAAATATGCTTTTGTTTTTACCACTCCCGAAAATACGCTTGAAATAAAAGACATTACCGAGTTGGAGTTTGGATTTATAAAAGATGTTCAGTATTCATTAGAAAATGAATATACGTTTTTTGAGCAATTAAAACATATGGAGCAAATAACGAGTAAGAATATCGGACAAATGAAACTTACTGATTATTGTCGCGGGGCGAGTTGGTTTATTGCAGAGATTTACAAACTAAATAAAAAAGAAGCGTATTTACTTCAAACAAACGAAACTTGGGAACATGCAGAAAAATTTGACGGGCTTGGCGTGTATTTACAAAAAAGGCAAATAGCACATCAATTTCATTGTACCCCGCAAGAAGTAGACAAAATGACTTACGCAATATGTATTACTGAACTCTATACTCAAAAACTATTTTCAGAGGTTGAACGAATAGAAATGAAAAAACATGCAAAGTTTTGATATATTAGAAAAATTACGAACATACTGCACCGGAGAGGGTATAATATTCATACCGTCAATAAGTGAGGCATATGTTAATTCTGTAATTGATTGGAACGAATACGAAAACAATGATTTAATCATGTTTGCTCTATTCAATGCTGTTCATGTTTTTGATAATTCAAAACTTGTTGAGATAGTTTACACGGGCGTTATAGGATTAGGTCGTAAATGCGAATCGGAGTTAATAGAGTTTGAAGATGAAAAAAATAATTATACGATAGAAACCGAAAGCACTTTAGATGAAACGCCCGAACAGAAATACGATAGGAGATTAAAATACTTGGCAAATAAACTAACCGAAATATTAAGTGAAATTGCATGCGAAAATCAATATGAAATTCGTAATTGTAATATGAGATTAGAAATAAATAAATTCGATTTGAATGCCGATTTTGTTGCATGTGATATAACAATAGCATGAGAGAAGTAGAGGAATGGTTAAGCGAAACAACTACGGCACTTATTGAAAATTACAATAGGTTAGGACTTCGTGCTTCTGGCGAATGGGAACAATCACTCAAAGGAACGCAGGAAGAAACAGAAACAGGGGTAAAAGTAATAATACTCGGGGCTAAGTATACGGAACAATTAAGTATAGGAAGAAGACCTGGCAAAATGCCACCACGACAAGCTATACTTGATTGGATTAGAGAAAAAAATATACAAAGTGAATTGAAACCGCAAACATTAGCGTATTTAATTCAAAGGAAAATAGGCAGAGATGGAATAAAAGTTCCTAACAGATACAATGCAGGCGGTTTAGTTTCCGATGTGATAACGGAAGAAAGAATAAACGAACTAATAAAAAATGTTGGGAATGTGGTATTAAGGGAACAAAGAAGTGATATACTAATAAGTTTAAAAAATGGCAGTAAATAATTTGCAGATAGTTCAGAGTAATGTAGAAGAATGTGAGCTTTTAGCAGTTCATAATCCTTTGACATTCCTATTGGATGCTACCTATACCGGAACAGCTCCCGAAGTTTGCACGTGCGAATTGTGGAGTGATGGTTCATTGATTAATACATATAAACTTATTCCTTATTCTGATTTTTTACTTACACGTAGATTCTGTTTTGTTGGCGATGTTATTCTACGTAGTTATATGAGTGATTTTAACGATGAATTAATTACAGAAAAAACACTTACAAGAGTAGAAAACATAACAAAAGATTTTACTTTAATATTCAAATGTGAAGCAACGGAGAGAGAGATAGACATAACTGCAATGCACGGAGCTGTTCAGTATGGCGAAGCCCCTGCATTGCTACCTATTTACAACAATGAAAATGAAACATACATAGGAGGTGCAGGAAAACCGATTTATATTTATTTTTACAATAAAAATGACGGCGACATATTGACTATTAATAGTGCATTTTACGACGATGCAGCACTCGATTATGATGAGTATTTGTTTACAGATTTTGACGAATTTATTTTCAAATTATAAAAGACATGGCGAAATTTACAACACTAACATTCACAAACGATGACCTCGATAGTAATTTTGAGGTTAAGTTAATTCATGGTAAAAATACAGTGAATGTAATATTATCATGGGTAGATGAAAACAACATAGACAGAACAACTACTGAAGTATTTACTATTTTAGATGCAAATACGATTAAGGTATCATGTGGTAGTTCTGTAACAGGAACTCAAACGGTAGTAGTATGCTATGATGACATATTAAGCATAACAGGACGTAAGTTATTTGGGTTAGCTAACCTATCGGCACCATACGACCAAACTTACAGATTGGCATTGGGAAAAGAAGACGCACCGGCGGTAAATGTTACTTTAAGTAATTTTTTGACGTGGTTAGGCTCAGTACTTCCATTTATGAAAGGTTCAAATAATCTTTCAGACGTTACAAGTTCCGGTGCTGCACGTTCAAATTTGAATGTATATTCAAAAACCGAAGTAGATGCGAGGGTAACACCTAAACTCGATGCTTATAGTTCGGGAATGGGTGGAGGTTTAGGACACCTTAATACTACCCAATATACGCCTATTTCAGATTACAACCCAGCAACCAAAAAATATGTAGATGACAAATTTCTTGGAAGTGCAGGAACATTAAATGATGAGGGGCGTAATTCGTTTGTTGATAGTGTTGGAGTATTATTATTTTCAGTACGTTCACGAATAGCATTATTAAACATACAAATAACTACGAAAGGTAAATATACGCCCGATGCGTGGATACAAGTAGGCAAGGTAGATAAATTACCTGTTTTACAACAGTATGGGTATGGAGTTTCTATTGTTCCTACACAACAGGAATCCATACTATGGACTATTGAAACGGACGGTACTTTTTTAGTTAAGCCCGGACTTAATTATTCGCAGAGTTGGTATATTAACGCAGTTTACTTTGTTGTATGAAAAAAGGATTATATAAATATAAGGTTTCAGACCTCGATGCAGGTATTCATACGTTTGATTTATACGTGAACGGGGTAAAGGCTTCTACTGCAACAGCTATTATAAGACCGTTTTGCCTTAATAGTAAGTTAGTAAAATACTTGGATTCAAAAGGTAGGTATCGTTTTTTTCCGTTTAACGATTTATGGCAATTGTCAAAACGTGTAAATGTTATAGGCGAAAAAAATTATTTCGTTACATCTACGCAAACGGGTCAGTCAGATAACCGAGTAATAGGTTACGAACAAAATAAAATACTATCACTTACTGCAGAGGAGGTAAGTCCTATTGAGTTAGAGAAATTATTTGAAATATACGATAGTCCTCGCGTTTATCTTTATGTAGGTTCAGGAACAGATAAAGAAAAAGATTGGATAATTGTACGAGTAACGGGCGATAATATCGGACGAACAAGAAAACAACGAAATACAAAGGTTAGTATAAATATAGAATTACCGACAGGATATGCAGTTGCTGAAATTTAACGGGCAAACGGTTGACATTGACAATGAAACCTCAATAGGTATAACTTTTCAGGCGTATGATTTTTCAGACCCTGCAAAAAGAGTTGTATCTGTTAGTAATTCGTTTACACTGCCTGCAACTGCTAACAACTTACGAATAATCGAACATACGGGAAATGCTCAAAGTACATCATTAATAGTATATGATTCTTTACTATGCGATTATTGGATTGATAATTTTAAAGTAATTGACGGGGGTAAAGCTCGAATAACTAAAATAGGAAAAAGAATAGAATGCTTTTTAACAGAAAAAACAGATATTTGGGATACGTTAAAGGAAGTAAAATGGTATGAATTCCAAGAAACATTACTTACTTGGCTGCAATCGAAAGGCACGCCGTCAAAATTTAACCCTTATGTAGGAGATTTTATTGATTTTATAGGTCCTTATACTACTTCAACAAGCGGATTAATTATACCATATTATTTATCGAATATTGGTATGTATTCACAAATCGAGGGGCAGCCTGCAGTAGAGAATGTAAACGAATTATATTTGTCTCATACATCAAATGTTTACGAAGACGGTAAAGGCGGACATATATGCGTATATTTAAAGACTATATTTGAATGCTTAGAAGAAGTTTACGGTGTGAATTTCGGGGTAAATGAAACATTTGATAATAATATCTTTGATGATTCTATTTTCAAACGCATGTACATACCTGTTCGTATGCTTATGTGCGAAGTTATAGACAATATAACAACTAAACTATTTTATTTTAAATATTCTAATTTGCCTTTCATTCCTCACGAAATCGAAAATGACTGTCAAGATAAGACAATGTACGACTTAATTAGCAACATATTTAAGCACTTCAATTGCATAATAGACAAAGACGAGCATTATTTTATACATCGGTTTGACGACATAGAGAATGCACCTATTGTTGAATTATCGAGTGAATTTGTAAGCAAAGAATTTAATCCATCTATTCCCGGATATGCTCAAATGAATAGAATTAAGTTTGAGAAAGTTTACAAAAACGGGAGTAAATTATTAAATTCTAAATTAATCGAATGTAAGAATAAGAACATAGACAAAGAAAAGGAACTATTCAAGATTGACGGATATATAAGTAAAGGACTTATTAATTTAGCCCCCGACCTTTCAGATGAAGAGGCTTTTGATACGTTTAGTTTTCTCATAGATAACGGAACAATATCGGCGAATGTGATCATGTATCAAAATGATGTAAGCTATGAAACAACGCCAATTACCTTGAAAAAATCGGCACACTATTCATTAGATGATGAATATAATACGTTATCAAAAATGGTTGAGTACCCTGTTTTGTATAAGGTTGAAAAATGGCTAAACTTGAACGATATATTTCAGTTAAAATTTTTTCGCAAGTATTTTATTCGTGAATTAAACGGTTACTTTTTTATAAATAAAATAAGTGGATATAATCCAAAATCAAAAAAAGCAACAACTATTGAACTAATAAAGATTTAAAGATGGCAGAGATAATTAAAATAGCAGAAATAGATATAGACTATTCAAAGGCAGTTTCTGAATCTGTTCGTTTAAAAAATGAGATAGATAAGGTAAAAGGTGACTTAAAAGTACTTGAATTACAAGGAAAACAAAATACAGCTGAATATGTAAATCAATCAGCTAAACTAAAGCTATTGAATGACGAATTACGTCAAAATGATAAGTTTTTAAAAGATGTTCAAGGAACGCAACAAAGTGGAATAGGAACAATCAAACAATTAGAAAAACAAAATGCAGCTTTACGTGCCGAACAAAAAAACCTCAACCTAACAACAGAGGAGGGGATAAAAAGAAATAAGGAAATTGTAGAACAAATAAATAAAAACACAGAGGCAATAAAAGAATTTTCAGATGAGCAGAAAAAAGGATGGATGAGTGTAGGTCAGTACTCAAAAGCACTTGACGGAATACCATTCGTGAAAACGATAAAGGGGTTTATATCAATGACAAAAGCTGCAATGGCTTTTATTGCCACTCCAATAGGGGCAGTAATAGCTGCTGTTGCAGGTGCTGTTACGTTATTGGTTAATGTGTTTAAAAATTTCCGCCCGTTGGTTGACAAAATAGAACAGAGCTTGGCAGCATTAAGTGCTTCGTTTACTTGGGTAAAAGAATCCGTTATCAGTCTTATTACAGGTCAAAAGGAACATAATGAAACTATGAAAGAGGCTATTAATAGAGCTGTTGAATTGAAAAAAGCAGAGCAGGAATTAGATGACATGAATTGGTTATTAATCGAGAGCAATGCGAAATCAAAAAGGCAAATAGATGAACTTTTACTACAATCAAAAGATAGAACGAAAAGTGAAAAGGAACGAATGGCATTAATCGATGAGGCTTTAAAAATCGAGGAACAAGCATACTTAAAGAAAAAAGCAATTGCAGACAAAGAATACGAAATAGCTTTAAACAAAATAATAGCAGGACGCAACCTTTCAAAGGAACAAATACAACAATTAAAGGAACAGGGAGTACAGGCTGCAATAAACTTAAAAGAAACAAAAGCAGTAACCGATGAGGAAATAGAAGCGTTTGCGAATGCAATAGCAAAACGCGAAACGGTATTAAATGAATCTGTTGCAATAAGAGAAAAAGCAATAAATAGACAAAATGCATTAGAAGAAAAAGCAATAGAAGAAGAAAATAAACGTCAAGCCGAAAGAGAGAAAAAAGAAGAAAAACTACGTG